CACCTTTAACACTATGACGTCACACCCATCGGATGATACTATCATTAAGGCAGCTGGAATATCGGTTGAACAATACAAAGAAATGGTAAGGGCACTATGAGACAAGACAAACACTTAACCGATTGTTACAATCAGGATGTTGGTTATCGTAGTTGGGAAGAGGCTAAGGACTATTATCTAGACCTTGCTGCTAACTGGACTGATCCTTATCCGGATCCAGTCGTGACCGTACATGACGGTATACGTTGTGTCCGTGACGATCTTATCACAGGAACCAAAGTTCGTGGTGGTGACTGTCTGATGTCAAGGATTAACCAGTCGACCATCGTGTACGTGCAACCACGCACCGGTCTTGCTGGTGTCTCTATCCTTGATGTTGCCAAACGTTATGATAAGAAGGTGAAACTGTTCATGCCTTCTGCTCAACGTATCTCACACCACCAGGCATGTTGTATCGAACGTGGTGCAGAGGCTTCATTCCATCGTATCGCTGCAATGCCGAACCTGAACAAGATCGCCAAGGACTGGGCAGATTCACAAGAGGATGCATTCTTCGTTCCACTTGGACTGAAGCATGAACTCGTGACGGCTGGTATCGTCAAGGCTGCATCAAAGATCCCTGCTCCTGATGAAGTTTATGTTGCCATCTCTACAGGTGTTCTTTCGAGAGCAATGCAGATTGCATGGCCTAATGCCAAGTTCCACTCGGTCGCAGTGTCACGTAACCTGAAGGCTGGTGAACTCGGTCGTGCCGATGTTATCTCTGAACCGATGGCATTCCAACAGAGTGAGAAGCCTGAGAACCTGCCACCGTTTCCGTGCATAGATACATATGACGGTAAGGTATGGAAGTACATTCCTAAGAATACCGGCCGCAACATCCTATTCTGGAATGTCGGTGCTGAACCGGTCCTTAGCGATCCTACGATCTATGACCGCGTAAATAGTTACCGTGACTGGCCAAAAAATGATGTACAATTTGCAACACTTGATGTATAGTGAATAATATGAAAACGCTTATAACCTCACCATTCACCCATATCTCCTCCAACATCCATTCGCATCGTGCTGCTCAGGCCGCAATCTATGCAGACCAGTTAGATAGTAACGGATATATCGTACATCTAGACCGTACCGGTAATATCCATCCTGATGTCAATTCTTTTGATGAGATCTATGTCTACCACGGCAATGACTGGGGTGGATCTCTCAACCTATTCGGTGGCATGAAGAACTATGGTGGTATCGATAATCTGATTCGTTACTCCAAGATCAAGGTCCAAGTCTATTCACTGTGGATCGACCATCCTAAATACTCTGAGATGCTTGAGCCACGTATGAAGGGTGAGATCCATCCTGACTGGGCAAAGGTTGACTGGGAGAACCTAAAGCGTATCGAGAATACCGCAATTACAGTAAAGGAGATTACATGTGCTAATAGAGTGGTTGCAGGTGATAGTCATGCTATCTGTATGTATCGGGCCGGTTGGTTTGTTAACTCTGTACCTTTCAAGACTCTGCATGGTGCACTCAAGGAAGGACTGAGTTCTTTCATCTCTCCACACCACGAGATCGCAGAGTTCTACTTTGGCAACATCGACGTGCGTCACCACCTGATGCGTCAGTCTAATCCTGAAGAGGCAACGCGTGATCTTGCAAATAGATACTACGAGCAGCTATCTAAACTAGATCTTGCCAAGGTATCTGCATACGAGTTGCTTCCTATCGAGAACGAGTCTCGTGCACTTCCTAAGACTGGTTACTATAAGGGCACACCGTTCTATGGTGCATGGGAACATCGTGAGACCATTCGTCTGATCTTCAAGGATGAGATGAAGAAGCTCTGTGCACAGGGCAGTGTCAACTTCATCGAGTGGACTGACTATCTCAAGAACGACAGGGGTGAACTTGACTTTGAGTATATGGAAAAGCCAAAGTCTGTACACCTATCCCGTGATTCATATCCGTATTGGCAAGGTCGTAAGTGGAGCGGCTTGCCTGAACATAAACCAAAACCATCAACTCTAGAGGACTTCTTTATATAATGGGACATTATGATCTTCCAAATAATATTATTCCTTCAGCTATCACTGGAGCAACAGGCATTACAATAATTACTACTGAGAATGGACCAAGTGCTGGACCACAAATTGAAGTCCCAGCAGGATTAAATGGTCCAGCAGATAATTTTATTCCAGGAATTCAAGCAAAGCATTTAATCGATTATAAATACAATGAAGGCAAAACTCTGAAAGAGATTCAGTCTTACATCGATGCTACTTACGAGCAGCACTATTCCCGAAATAAATTCCAGGCAACTGAATTCATTATTGATGCTGGTCATGGTACCGGTTTCAATATTGGGAATATGATGAAGTACACCCAACGATACGGTCGTAAGGGTGATCCCGCCGAGTGGCGGAAGGACCTGCTTAAGGTTATCCACTATGCAATAATGCAACTCCATGTACATGATACTGAAAATAAGGATTAATTATGGGAATTGAAATTAACGTACCAATCGAAAAGCTTCGCGAACGTAAGCTGTTTATTGCGACTCCAATGTATGGCGGTCAGTGTCAGGGCATGTTTGCCCGCTCTATTGCCGACCTATCAGCTCTTTGCACTCACTATGGAATTCAGGTAAGATTCTACTTCCTGTTTAATGAGTCGCTAATTACTCGTGCACGTAACTATTGTGCAGATGAGTTCATTCGGTCTGGCGATACTCATCTGATGTTCATTGACTCTGACATTGGTTTTAATGCCAACGACGTCATCGCTCTGATGGCTCTACAGTCTGAGAATCCAGATGATGACCAGTACGACATCATCGCAGGTCCTTATCCTAAGAAGTGCATCAGCTGGGAAAAGATCAAGCATGCTGTTGATAAGGGATTTGCTGATGAAGATCCTAATCAGCTTGAGAAGTATGTAGGTGACTACGTCTTTAATCCTGCTGGCGGAGCTACGGAGATTCCTCTTGGTGAGCCGGTCGAAGTGCTTGAAGCTGGTACCGGATTCATGATGATCCGTCGTAATACCTTTGACAAGTTTGCTGAAGCATATCCTCAGCAGTTGTACAAGCCTGACCATGTTCGTACAGAACATTTTGATGGTTCACGTTACATTATGGCATTCTTTGATACTCCTATCGATGCGAAGCGTGCACAGCTGGTGCCAGAACTTAAGGCGTTCATTGATAAGAATCCAGAAGCAACAAACCAAGATCTTCTGGCATTTATTGAAGACGCCAAGGGTACAGCCCGTGACCGCGGTGAATACTCGGAACGTTATCTGTCTGAAGACTATATGTTCTGTCAGTGGGTACGTAATGCTGGCATGAAGGTATGGCTCTGCCCATGGATTCAATTGCAGCACGTAGGCATGTATGTGTTTGGCGGTTCGTTGGTCGATCTTGCTCAGATCGGTGTGGCTGCTACTGCAGATCCTGCACAACTTAAGAAGAATAAAAAGTAAAATAGTGATGTACACTTATCCGCAGTCATGCTATACTGGTAAATGACTGCGGATAAGTCATTTTAACATGGAGACTATATTATGAAGCTTAACTCGAATACTACACAGATCCTCAAGAACTTCTCGTCGATCAATCAGAATATTATGATTAAGCAGGGTAACCAAGTACGCACCATTTCGCCTACTAAGTCTGTCCTTGCTCGTGCATTCCTCAGTCAAGAATTTGACTCGACGTTTGCAATCTACGACCTTAGCCGTTTCCTTGGTACTGTCTCGTTGTTCAATGAGCCAGAACTGACTCTCAAGGAATCGTATGTAGAAATCACTGAGGGTGGTAATAAGTTCAAGTATGCTTTCAGTGATCCGTCTCTGATCATGGTTGCTCCTGACAAGGAGATTGAACTGCCTAATCCTGAAGTCCGTTTCCAGTTGACTGAAGATGCTCTCAGCCGTGTCATGAAGGCACTGAGTGTTTCGCAGCTGCCTGACATCGCTGTGACCGGTATCGAAGGTCGTATCCTCCTGCAGGCTGTTGACACTAAGGGTGCAACCAATGACTCATTTAGCGTTGAGGTTGGTGAGACCGATGCAACCTTCCGTATGGTCTTTCGTTCTGATAATATCAAGTTGATTCCAGGCAAGTATGATGTATCCATCTCGTCTAAGGGTCTGAGCCACTTCAAGGGCGAGACTGTTGAATACTGGATCGCTGTGGAGAGCAATTCGCGCTACGACGGATGATCCAGCTATAACG